GATTCTGATGTTGTTGATGTAGCAAATGATACTGTTACTAGCTCTAATGTAATTTCTGAGCTTGGTCAAATTTTAGATGGAGCACCATCTGCTTTGTTTGGTCAAGAAGATTTAACTCTATATGTAAGTAGAAACATTTACCAAGCTTATATTAGAGCTTTAGGTGGATTTGCTGCTGATGGTGTTGGTGCTGCTGGTTACAGGTCAGAAGGTACAAACCAAGCATTGCAACCTACCTATTTTGATGGAGTTAGATTGTTCTTAGCAACAGGATTATCAGATAACAATGCAGTATTAGCACAAAAATCAAACTTATACTTTGGTACTGGTTTATTAGCAGACCACAATGAGGTAAAAGTTATTGATATGGCTGATATTGATGGTTCAGATAATGTAAGAATTGTGATGAGATTTAGTGCAGGGGTTCAATATGGTATTGGATCTGATATTGTACTTTACTCTTAATAAGTAGATAAGTTTAATCTTAGAGGGTGGGTGAGCCTTGTGCCTACCTACCCTTTTTTAATACTATAAAAATATGGCTTGTGATTTAACTAGAGGTAGAAAAGAACCTTGTAAAGATGTAGTAGGAGGATTAAAGAATGTTTACTTTGTTGATTTTGGTGATTTAGGAACTGTTACAAAAACAGATGATGAGATTACAAACTTAACAGGAGATTCATCAAATGATCTAACTGCTTATAAATATGAGTTGAAAGGTAATAGTAGTTTTGAGCAAACAGTAACAGCTTCAAGAGAAAATGGTACTGTATTTTATGAGCAAACACTAAACCTTACACTTAAGAAACTAACAAAAGAGGATAACAAAGAACTTAAACTCTTAGCTTATGGAAGGCCTCATGTTGCTGTTGAAGATTACAATGGTAATGTATTTATGATGGGCTTAGAACATGGTGCAGATGTTAGTGGAGGTACAATAGTAACTGGAGCTGGTATGGGTGATTTATCAGGGTATACATTAACCCTAAGTGCCCAAGAAAGAGAACCAGCTAACTTTATGAATTCTGATACTGTAGATGCAGATTATCCATTCTCTGTAACTGATTTTGCTGGATTATCTGGAACAATCACTATTACAGAAGGTACAAATTCATAATAATTTGTTTTGTTTTGAAAAGGGGGTAGCAGAAATGTTACCCTTTTTTATTTGCCCTATCAATAACAAATTGAATAAAGATTTATTGTATATATATGATTGTATTGCAAAAATCTACAGATAGCCAAACCTTTAGTTTTATACCAAGATCTTATACTTCTGGTTTAACCTATACTATTAAGATAACTAATGAAACTACAAACAAAGAGGTGTTTAGTCAAACAACAACTTCTTTTACTGCAGAGGATTATTATTATCAATATAGTAATACTTTTACCTTAGTAGAGGATACCTTTTATACTTTAGAAATAACACAAGGAACTGAATTAATATTTAGAGATAAAATATTCTGCACAAATCAAACAGTAGATAGTTATTCAATAAACAATAGTGCATATACAGAGCAAAGTGTAGCAAATGAATTTATAGTTTTATAACATGGAAAACTTACACATAATAAATCTTTCTTCTTATAACAAGCCCAAGATAAAAGAGGATAAAAAAAACAAGTGGGTAAATTATGGGGATGATAATGATTATTACAAATACCTTATAGAATTATACACCAATAGCACTACAAACAATGCTATAATAAATGGTGTTACTAATATGATATATGGTAAGGGTATAGATGCTTTAGATAGCTCTACAAAAACTGGGGAGTATGCAGCTTTAAAATCTATATTCCACAATGAATGTTTAAAGAAAGTATCTCTTGATCTTAAACTATTAGGAGAGGCATCTTTCCAAGTGTTATACAAAGATGGTAAAGTAGTAAGAGCTGAACACTTCCCAAGAGAAACACTAAGAGCAGAAAAGTATTCTGATGATGGTGATATAGAGGCTTACTACTACCATCCCAATTGGGCTAAAATGAAAAGAGGTGAGCAACCTGAAAGGATAGCTGCATTTGGTTTTGGTAATGGTATAGAACCTGAGATTAAGATAGTAAAGAAGTATGTATCTTCTTATTCTTATTACTGCCCAGTAGATTATCAAGGTGGTTTAGCTTATGCAGAGTTAGAAAGTGAGGTAGCAGATTATCTTATTAATGATGTACAGAATGGTTTTAGTGGTACTAAAGTAGTAAACTTTAATAATGGTGTACCAGATAGAGAAAAGCAGTTACAGATTAAGAGTGATGTAATGCACAAACTTACTGGTAGCAGAGGTGAGAAAGTAATAATAGCTTTTAACAACAATGCAGAAAGTAAAACAACTGTAGATGATATACCTTTAGATAATGCACCTCAGCACTATGAGTATCTTTCTAATGAGTGTGCATCTAAGTTAATGGTAGCACATAGGGTTACTTCACCTTTACTTTTAGGTATTAGAGATGGCAATAATGGTTTAGGTAATAATGCAGATGAAATTAAAACAGCTTCTTTATTATTCCAAAATGTAACTATAAGACCTTACCAGGATCTAATTATAGATTGTATGGATGCTATCCTAGCAGTAAATGATATAAGTTTAAAACTATACTTTAAAACATTACAACCTCTTGAATTTATAGAAACAGATAATGCTGTAACAGATGAGGCAAGAGAAGAAGAAACAGGTGTAAAGCTCAGCAAAGAAGAGCCTAGTGATGAGCAGCTACTAGAAATGCTAGATGGACTAGGAGAAAGTGAGGAGGAGCTTTTAAAGCAGGGCTGGGAACTTTTTGATGAGAGAGCAGTAGATTATGAGCAAGAAGAGGCTTTAGATAAAATGCTGAGTTTAGCATCTGTAGTACCAAATAGAGCAATGGCAAATAGTGAGCTTGATGGTGAAACTGAAACTGGTAAAAGATACATGGTAAGGTATCAGTATGCACCATTAATTGTAAGTGGTAACTCTAGAGAGTTTTGTAGAAAGATGGTAAGAGCAAAAAGAATCTACAGAAAAGAGGATTTGAATAAAAACAGTACTGCAAATAGTGAATTAGCAGCATCTGGTGAATCTAGCTACAATATATTTTTACATATTGGAGGTGCAAATTGTAAGCACTACTGGTTAAGAAAAACTTACATATTTAGAGATGGTGTAAAACCAGATCCTAATAGCCCTAAGGCAAAACCAGCTTACAGAGCAGAGAGATCCAAAGAAGGTATTAGTGAACCAACATCTGCACAAGAGCCTAGTTTAGTAAGTACACCACCATCTAAAAGATCAGATAAAGGATATAAAAACCCAAGATAATGGCAGAAGCACTACTTGTATCAAGAAAGGATGTAGTAAAATTTACTGCAATGAATGGCAATGTAGATACTGATAAGTTTATACAGTATGTAAAGATTGCCCAAGATAAACATATAGAAAACTATCTAGGATCTGATTTAATAAATAAAATAAAAGCAGATATAGTAGGAGGTACACTTACTGGTGATTATCTATCTTTAGTAAACTCACAAATTAAGCCCTGCCTTCTACATTGGACAATGGTAGAGTATTTGCCTTTTAGCAACTACACAATAGCAAACAAAGGGGTATTTAAACATACAAGTGAAAATGCAGATGGTGTTACTAAAGAAGAGGTAGATTACCTAGTAGAGAAAGAAAGAAACACAGCACAATACTACACTAATAGGTTAATTGAATTTTTAACATTTAATGCACCTAGTAAATTTAGTGAGTACTATACTAATAATAATGAGGATGTATATCCAGATAAAGATGTATTTGGTGGATGGCTGCTTTGAAGAAAAAATATAAACCCAAGCAGCAAAATGTGGTTAAGCTGCAAGAATACATAAATAAGTTAAATAACAAATTAGAAAAAAAATTATTGTTATAATATGAGTTATGGTGCTATATATCCAGTAAGTTACTGGGGTAATACAAATGAAACTAATGGCTGGGGTATCATCTACCCATTTGATGCTGATGGATCATTCTTTACTGCAGATACTACACAAGAAACAGCAGATACAACTCTATTTACAGCAGATGCAACAGAATATTAAAAATAAAAAAATATGGCCAAGCAAACTATAGGTATTGGAACAACAGCAAATGATGGTACTGGGGATACTCTCAGGGTAGCATTTGATAAAATCAATGATAACTTTGATGAGTTATATACTGATGATGCAGGTGATGTAGGTAGTATAACTGCAACAGCACCAATAGCAAGAGATTCAGCAACAGGAGATGTAACTATATCTTTGAATGATAATGGTCTTACTCATGCAAAACTAGAAAACAGATATACAGCAAGTGGT